TCAACGCAGGTGGCGAGGTGATCGAGGGGCCGGTCGAGGTCAAGATTACTTGCTGGTTTTCACGCCCAAAGAGTCACAGCAAAAAGCGAAGCGTGGCTCCAGAGCCAAAGATTACAAAGCCTGATTTGGACAATGTTGGCAAGGCGATCCTCGATGCCTTGAACGAAATCGCCTACAATGACGACGGGCAAGTGTACAGGCTGACTGTCGAGAAGTGGCACGTCGGGCCAAACGAAAATGTTGGGACGGAAATTTTAATCACGGAAATAGGAGTGTAGTTCATGACGCAACGCAAAAACATTTCGCAACCTGATGAAGCTTGGGCGGCATGGGATCGAGCAGCGGCCAAAATGGACATGACTCTAAGTCAACTGATTTTTGAGGCCATGAACGAGCATTTAGGGCTATTTCTCGCTCGCAAGACCAAGAAGCGACCAAAGGCAGCAAAGCCGGTGGCTCGGAAGCGTCTAAAGCGAAATTAGACCACTTCATTTGCAATTTGCGAGCGTCAAGCCTAAAATGCGTGAAAGGAGTCAAAATTATGGAAGGTCTTTTTAAATCAAAGCGATTTTGGGTATCGCTGGCAACCGTTCTTGTCGTCGTCCTCAAGGACAAGGTCCCCTTGACTGAGGATCAAATACAGATCCTTGTTTACACCGTTGGAGCGTGGGTCGTCGGCGAGTCGATTCGCCCGGTCGATCCTAAGCCGGAGGTGACAAAGTGAGCCGATTACGATTCAGAGACAGACTCAGGGCCCGGAACGCGGCCAGAGAAATTTGGGTTGCCAGGAAATCCGATCCAACGGTGGCCGACCTCGTCGCAAAGACAATCGACGGCGATGAAGAAGCTGGAAAGCTTTTGTTCAGTTCTCACCCAGAGCTCGTCGGCATCGATCCGGCAACGCTGTTTTTGCTGATCCAAATTGCAATCAAGCTTTGGATTTGGTGGCAATCGCAGAAGGTCGAGGTACCCAGCGAAGCTGTCGAAGATGGCGAGCCGTTCGACGTTACGGTTACCGGGGACGACGACTAAGCCCTCGGGAGCCCGAACTTTTCCGATACCCTTAGCTCGGTGAGTTTCCTGGGGCAAAACACAAGGATGGATTGATGGCTGACGAAAAGAAAAAAGAGAATTGGGTTCCTTGGATCGTCGCGGCGGTGGCGGTTTTTGCATTGTTGCGAAATCAGCAACCATCGGACAAGCCACAACCGAAGGAGCTCAAGGCGGTTGTTTCTCAGACTCTCCCATCCATCCGATCAGCTTACAAGCAGGCTTTTCTTGAGGCAGCTAGCAAGATCGAATCGGGAGAGATAAAGGATCAAGAGGCTTGGACCAAGTTCATTGCGGATAACGCAGGTGCGAAGCAGCGAGAGGCCTTGGATCGAGTTTATGAGGCCATCGACAAGTTGGACCTGCCAGCGTCGTTTGTTGGCAAGGAATCGGAGATAGCAAAGATCAATCGCGAAATCGCTGGAGCGTGGTAGATGAGCGACGTAAAAGCCCCAATCACCAGACCAGCACAGGCCGAGGGTATTTACGCCAGGGGTGTGGACTACCAGCACTACCGCGAAGACTTCCAATTCCTTTTTGGGCTTGGCGTTTGCGGGATTTTTGCGGCTTTGGGTGTTTTGATTGCTCTTGCTTGCGTGCGAAGCGACCAAATCCGCCGGCTAGAACGACTTGAAAAACTCAACGGCATCGAACAACCTCAAGAGCCTTGCGGATGCTGTCCGCTAGGCGATTTGGAAACTATTAGATTTGGCGACCTATTTGGGGGCGTGGTAACATGGAATTGAATGAACTCGATACGAAATACCGTCAGAAGTTTGAGTTGGCATGGTTCCTTATTTTCATTGCGATTGTTCTCGGCGCGGTGTCTTTTGGTGCCGGTGCTTGGTCTGCAATGGAGCAAGGCCAACGGCTTGACAGGCTCGAGCGAATCGAGGGAATCGACTTTATTGGGAGACGCAAATAATGGGTTCAAACGGACCACCACCAAAAGACTATTCGCAAGTTCCCACATCTCCACCGGCTCCATTGCCAAGAACAAAACGCAAGGTTGTAGACGGTACGGAATGCTGGAAAAGCGATCCAAAAAACGCACTGGAGACTTTGGCGATGCTCGGCATGATGCTTTGTTCTTCAGAGAGCGAAACCGAGGATTCGTAACATGGGGCCGATTGATCTATTTTCCTGGAAGATTGTTCAGTTGGTCCTATGGGTTGGACCTTTCGGCGTTGCTGGTTTTCTTTCGGCGGTTGTCGCGGTAAGTGCTTACGTCGGCTATTTGTTTGGGAGACGCAAATAATGGCAACAAAAATGGATCACGCCAAGGTGGACATCTTGCCCGATGGGAGCCAGAGCGAGCCGGACTACAGGCACCTGATGAGCTCATCCGATCAAGAGCCGAGCGTTGTTTGGATCGTCACTGTTTCGATAGCGATCCTTGCAATCTACCTTGGCGGCTTTGCTTGCGGTTGTTACTACGGCTATGAAAAGGGCCAGCGAGATCAGTTGGTCGAGGTGATTGGGAGGGGCGTAAAGTGAGCGATTTCGAGTTCACAGGCTATCCGATAGAGCTTGAAAACCGCGATGCGATTAGGGCATCGTCGACCGAACTTGCATTCACCATGCGTGATTTTTCGGCTCCAGAGGAAATCGATCCTCGCCCATTGATGCGACACGACAAGCAAGGTGCAATGGGATCGTGCCAAGGATTCTCGCTCACCAATGCTTGCGAATACGTTTGGGCGTTGGTGCACGGATCATTTAGCGTAGAGCGTCAACTGTCGCAACTGTTCGCTTATCTTGAGTCGCAACGTCAGAGCCAAGGTCTACTTGGGACCGATCGCGGATCGACGATTGAAGCAGGCTTGAAGGTGGCAACTAACATCGGGATGCTTCTCGAAAAGGATCTACCGTACAAAACGCCTTATCCATCGAACGCCAGAACGCTTATTACCGACGATATGCGAATGAAGGCTTTCCCGTATCGGATCGGTTCCCATACTTGGCTAGATTCTTACGATACCATCTTCCGATACTTGGCAAGCGGTGTCGGTGCGGTTCATACTGGCACTCTTTGGAATGATAGTTTCTACAGTCGAAACGGCGTGCTTGAGTCGGTCAATCTACGCAGCGGCGGAGGTCATGCTACGGCATGGCTTGGCTACAGTAAACGCAAAGACTCTCGCAACCGTAACTACATTTGGCGGCTCAACTCGCACAACGACTCATGGACTGAGATTGCCCCAAGCGTCATCGATGCTTTATGTCGGCATCAATGGACCTCCATCGTTGGCGTATCGGATCTTTCAACGCCAGGGCCCAGGAAGGTATCTTGGATGCAGTCGAGGCCACTTGGATGAACCTTAGCAACGGAGAGAAAGCGATGTTTGGAATGATCGGTTTTTGTTTGTTTGTTTGGCTCTTTGGATCGAGTGCCAAGCCCGATCCTACGCAATGCGACATCCCGACAGGTTCCACTGAATTGATCGCTCAGGTTCAGAGCGTGCAGGAACATATTGCCGACGCCAACAAAACGATCGATTCGACTCCAAGCCCATCGGATAGGCCCCATGAAGCGATTAAGCGCAAGATCCTAGTTTACCTGGCACCTAAGGGCCAGAAGTGCCCACCGTGCGAACAATGGAAAGCTTTAGAAATGAAACGGTTTATGGATGCAAATTGGGATGTTGCCATCTTCAATGAGCCTCATTCGTACCCGACCCCAACGTTTGAAATTGAATCAGGCGGCAAAAAGGCGACAATCAAAGGTTACACAACCCTAGAGCAAGCAGCGGAGGCGGTGCGATGATGTTTTTGGCTCAGATAACCTCCAACGACAATCTTCTGCTCGGCATAATCACCACGGCAGGCGGCGCGATGGCGGGCGCGATCGTGCACTTGTATTTTCGAGACGCCACCAAGAGCAAGGAGCTTGTGGACATGGTGTCAGTCGAGTTTACCGAGTGCAAAAAAGATCGCGACGAACTGCGGAAGTTATACTACGAGCTCAAAGGTAATTTG